TGGTTTGTTGTGACATTACTTGGGTGTGCTGAGACTGTGGTTGCTGGTCCGGGATTACTCATTTTTTAGTTTCCTTTAAATTAATGGGTTAAGCCGCGATTCTGCAAGCAAGTTCTTGGTACAGGGGTGCCCAGCCATACAACACATCCAGCCTTGTTGGGATGGAATCATTGTTGATGGTGTATTGGCGGACAACACGCATGCTCAAACCAACTTCCTTATCAGATGCTCTGCCTGCAAAATGGACTCCCTCTGGCAGCTCCAAATCCGCTACCGCTAGGGTAAAGGCATTGCGATGGAAAAGCATGTTCTGTGGAGACAAAACACCAGTGTTATTGAAAGGAGTAACAGTAGCTGTAGTAGAAGTAGAACCAATGATGATTGAGTTCTGGAACTGACCACCAATGATAACTGCTGGAGCAACTGTGATGTTTGTAGCACCAGTTCCAACTGTTGTTGTGGACTGAACTACAAAGTTACGCAACTTGCCAGAGCCATAAGCCTGTCTGTTTTGTGGGTTAGTTGCATATACACCAGCAATTTGGATCACATCACCAGCATTTAATGTGCTTGAAGATGATGCTTTGATCTGAATTGTGGAGTATTGTGACCAACCAGTTGAGAGGTAACCAACTTGAGCTGTAGTGTCAGCAGAGAGTGTGTTGCCAGAGTAAGAGCCAAAGGTCTGGCTTACAACGTTTTGGTCCAATTTCCAATTTGTGCCCGCGCTGTCCCTGCCCATCAGCCCCTTGCGATACTGCTCTGCAATAGCCTCTTGCGGCATGAACAGACCCTTCAAGCTATCAACAATAGTTGCTGATGTAAAGGGTTCAACAATACAGGCTCTACGGCCATCCCTAGGAGCACCCTCAGCATCCAAGTAAGCACCAGCAGTTAGGTAGGTGATTAAGCCTGTTGGAGGAGTACCAGCAGTTCCAACAATGTTAGCTGTTTGGAGAGCTGCCATTGTTAAACCATCCCTGTCAATCTTGTTAGCCACTGCGGCCACTGCAGGCTTCAGCACGCGGTCACTGAACATATCCAGTGATAGTGCAAGGTCTTGCGTAGTAAACTGTGTGTCCACATGGAATTGAGTGGAAAGTGTTACTGGAACTGAAGTTTCATTGAAGTCTTCAACATTCAGTGCTGGACCAGTTGTACCAATGAACCTACCAGGTCTACGGACATTGACTGTGTTACCAATCTTGCCCCCGACCACAGCAAACTGGTCATCATAGTTACGATCCACTTCTGACGAAAATGTCAACTCGTTTTCCAGGACCATCAACGCTTCATTGGTGATCTTGGATATTGTTAGCAAATTATTTGCCATTTTGATTTCCTTTTAAGATTAAAAAATTGTTTACCTAATCTTTCCTGCTTTCCTGAGTTCTTTCCATTGCTGAGGTGTACCATTAAAATTCCCATTTGAATCTATTGGCACTTCAACATTAGAACCCCCTCTAATAGGATTAATAGGTGCTGGTGCATTGCTCTTTCTCACAGCAGGCTTTTGTGCTTCAGCAGGCTTGTCAAATCTAGCCTCCAACTTCCCAATCTCTCTCAAGGCACTAATCAAAGACATGCCACTGATTTTTTCAGCTACCTCTGGGTTTTCTGCAAGATGATAAAGAATCTTTGGTCCTACATCACTTTCCAGAATTGCATCCCTAACTTGGTCTGATACAACTACATCTGAAGATGCAACCATATCATCATAGTCTGGTAACTCTGCTTTTGCTTGTTCTAACTTAGATTGCCAAGATGTCATCATCTTTTCTCTCTCAGCTTGAACTTGCTTTTGCTTTTCAGCTACATCTCTATCTTTTAATGCCTTTTCAGTAGAATACTTTGCTAATGCCTTTGCATATTCAAATGCATCAGTAAAGTCACTAGGCTGTGGTTCTTTATCAGGATTTTCTGCCACTTGTGGCTTGGATGCCTGCTCCAGTTCCTTTAGCCTGTTTTCTAAAGCCTCTCTTTGTTCCCTTTCCTTTTGAGCCTCAGCTCTGGCAAGTTCCCTTTCTTTGATGACTTTATCAAACCTCTTTTCAAGTTTGGGCTTTCTAGCACCTTCCTCTGCTGGTTTGGTTTCTTCTTTTGCCTCTGGTAAACTCTGTTCCTCTTTTGTCTCTGTCAGCTCAGGTTGCTCAACCTCTGGTGAGGGAGTCTCTGCAGGGTCAGGACTAGGGGAATCAGCTAAACCAAGTTTGTTAGCATAAAAATCACCTGAATTTTCTGAAGTAATTACATTACTTGCTTGTCTATCACTCATGAGTTTCCTCAAGTATTTTGCCTGGTGTGCCTCACCAGTAAGGTTTGTGGGCAATATAACCCAAAATCATAAGGCTGTCAATTATTGTTGCTGATTGGGCATAATGGACTGGTCAGCCTGTGCAATTGCTTGATACTGCTCCTGATTTCTCATCTGGATTTCTCTCTCCAGTCTGGCAGTATCCATGTGATGCAATAACATATCTGAAATTGCCTCAATTTCTACCCTGTTCTGGCTAGTTATAGCCTTGGTATTTACATCATGGACTCTAGCTTGAAGCATAGATTCTGTATTGTGAGCTTTGGTTGTCTGCCTCATCAACTCTCGCTGAGTCTCAGCCTGTTGCTTAACTTGCTCAATATCCTGTCTTTGCTTCATAGCCATCTGTAAAGCCTGCAACTGCTGTGTGAGTTGCTGGACTTGAGCCTGACCTTGCTTAATCATTAGTTGAGCCTGTGGAGGAATATCAGAGTGCTCATCAATCTGGCTCAGTGGGTTCAGAGCCGCCAACCTATCAGCAATAGTCTCAGCCCCTGGGAAGTCCATATTCCTGAATACTAAGTCCCCAGCCACATTAAATAGCTCAGGTTTGGCAAGTAAAGGCATCATGGCATCTACTGCCTCTTGTCTCTTACTGTTGTAGCCTGGACCAGTTTCCATCACCACATCATATTGCCCTACAGTTACATCATTAAGCACTCTGCCCACAGCACTTTGCTCATTAATGGTCAAAAGGTCTGGCTTTCCATCATCCCCAATAATCCTCATAACCCTTTCAGTGTCATAAATCTTGGGAATTAAGTCTAAAAGTATTTTGCCAACATGGGAAATTGACTTGGTTAGATTGTCATAAAGGTCAAAATTGGTCAAATCCACTTGCATTTGCTGACCATTCAAAGCCTTGCCAGACATATTGCCTGGGAGTTGCTGTGATGGGTCATAGATGCCAATAATGGTTGCCATGTCCTGATTGATCTCTTGGGCAGCAGTCAAAATGCCAGTAGGAGGAGGCTCTGGTTGCATCCTTATTGGAGGAGGAGCTGGGTTGCCATCAATATCTGTCTGCTTGTATCTTAAAGTAGCCATTGACTTGATGTTGGCACTTGCCCAGTCCAACTCATGACCTTCATCCTGACCCTCAGCCATGATCCATTTAGCCTTGGGAGCTAATGCCACAGATTCAGTCATGGATGTGACCCAGAAGTTGTACATCCTCTGGGCATCCTTAGCATGTCTAACCATGCCAAATTTCTTTCTCTTATCCCCAATCACTACATGCCTGCCATACACAGGGACAATTGGGATGTAGTACCCCGGCCAATCTTTTTCCTCCAGCACTTCAATTGCTGTTAGCTTTTTCCACTTGATTGTCTTCTTTACACTAGGTCTTTCATCCACAATCTCTAACCCAGCTCTCTTGATTCTTTCAAAAAAGTCCTTGGAATCAGCAAATTTGGCAGAGCCATCACTTAATAAATAGAGCTTGGCTTTCTCCCTAACTGTGTAAAAGTACTCAGCAACTCTAATATCTTCCCTAGTAATCCACTCACTTTGGGTATCTCCAGTGCCTCTGGATGTAAATGAAGTGTCTTGTGCATCTGGGTACATTTCCTTGAACACAGATTTTGGCATCATGGATGTAATCAGGCATCTTTCTTGGTCTGAACCATCCACTGCAATTGAATTTGGGTCTAAATAGACTGTAAATGGATTATCAATAGGGTCAATAAATAGTTCTTGGTCAAAAGAGTCCTCTCTCACATATCTGTGGTCAACCCTTAAATATCCCCAGCCCATTCTGACTGCATAGTTATAAGCATTGTCATAAGCATTATCAGCATTGGAGTTAACCTCTATGTGCCTAACCATGCCTTGAATAACTTTGGCATCTGCAGCATCCTCCACAGTATTTGTGGCATGAACCCTGATTCTGGGTCTTTGCTGTCTTTGCTGGTTAGTGACTTGCCTGCAATAGCCATCTAGCTTGTTGATGGTTAAGACTGGTCTGGACTCAAGGTTTCTGCTATTTTGTAGGTCCACCGGCCACTGATCGCCCCCACTTGCAAACTTCAGGTCCTCTAAAGCCTCCTGCCTATTCATTGTGTCTGCATCATTAGCAAACTTCAGGAACTGCTTTGCCTCATCTATGATGGGGTCATAATCTGTTTCTAGTGGGTCAAGTGCCATGTTATAGTGCCATCCATGATTGTGGTGGTGCATAGTTTACTTGCTTTGGTCTTCTTGGTCTAGTCTCTTGAACACCTAAAGCAACCATGCGGAAAGCATCAGCTCCATGTGAATACTGGTCATGGAGTGGGTTTTTACTAAAAGCCTTTGTCTCTGGGTCAACTTCATACTTGTAATGCCTGAGACATTGCAAACCATCATAGCAATTGTCCCTATCAAAAAAGCAATTCCTAAACATGGTTCTGGAAGCATTGATAGAGTCCACAATGCTAGTTCTTGGGATTATTTTGGTCTTGAACCCAGCATTTCTGACAATTTCCTCTATGGTTCTGCCCTGTGCTGCCAATGTTTTATTCTGTGCATCATGTGGTAGCCAGAGTGTGTCATAGACATAACCAAAGGTCTGCATAAGTGCCAGGTAATGACTCATAGTCTGCTGACTATCCTCTATGTACCTAATAAATCTGATTTCCTGAGCTATGAACTGGACAAACCAAATAGATGTGGAATCTGCCCAGCCAAGATCAAACACAGCATGGACTGGCTTGGTAGGGTCATATCTAACTTTAGTGATTCTTTCCTCCAGCTCTGCCATCTGCATTTCCCTGGCAAATACAGCTCCATCCACAGTCTGCCTGCAAAGTCCTTCCCAAACTGTGTTGTAAGCCTCTGGGTCTCTAGATTGTAGAGTTCTCCTCTCATGGTCCAAAACTTCAGGAAACCACGGGTTATCACTCCAGTTAACTTTTTGGGTAATGCAATTATCAGGCTTATGCAGAATAAATCTTTGGTATGTGGCATCAGACTCTAGTTCTGGGTTCATGGTTATCCAGATTTCTGAATCCTTGGCTCTAATAGTAGGAATAAGAATATCCCAGCTTCTTGCTGAGACTGCCTGAGCTTCCTCTACCCAGACAATAGTGCAACCCTCGTAGCTCTTAATATTATGTGGATTGTTTTTCAGCCCCACAAAGGCAAACTCAGTCCCATTTGCCCCCCTGATGGAATTCTGGGTAATTTCATAGAACCCAATCAAACCCAGTTCTATGATCTGGTCACTTAATAGCTTATGAACTGATTGAGATATGGAGTTCTGAAATTCCCTGGCACACAAAATCCTGTGGACTTGCTTTGCACCCAGGATGAGCAGTGCTCTAGCAACAGACCATGACTTTGCTGAACCCCTGCCCCCAAAGATGCATTTATACCTTGATGGTTGGAACAGGCACTGGAGCTTGACTGGAAACTCAGCCTTTTTAATAGCTTGGTTAAGTTCACTCTGCTCCATCTGGCTTTACAAATGTGACCTGAAGATGAGGCATGATGACATTTCCACTTGCATCTTCAAGAGTTGTTGCCTGAACTGCCTTCCCATCAATCCTATCCATTAGCTCTCTAATAGCCCAAGGCTCTCCTTCCTCAGCTTTGCTAATCAAGACCTCAGCAATTGCTCTAGCTCTATGAGGCTCTTGGGAAAGAATCATCCTCAGCTTTTCTTGGAAAAGTCTGCCTTTAGATGAGTTAATATTACCTAATGGAGCACCCATATTGTTTTTTTGTATAAATAATTGATTTTAATATAACTTTTAGTTATTTGTAGGAGTCTCAGGAGCAGGCTCTGCTGATTTCTCAGCTACTGGATTTATTTGAGCTGGAGCAGGCATTTGCTCATTAGCTTTGTGCATTAATTTCTGCACCAATATTTGCATATCCCTGATTTTGTGCTCAAGGCTAGTAATTATTAAGTTTACGTCTTGTATTTCATGTTCAAATATCATTTTTCTTTCCTTGTTTATGTGTTCTACCTGGACCTTTTTTGGTATAGCTTGGGTTTTTGCCTACTTGCCATTTCATGAACAAATGCTCATCAAATCCAAGTGCTATTAAGAGATGGACTGCTAGACTAGCTTTCATTTCTTTTTGGCTTTCTTTTCTGCTTCACGTTTAACATTCAAGGCAATCGCAACAGCTTGTTTTTGTGGTTTACCAGCTTGAATCTCTTTTTCTATGTTTTTACCTACATTTTTTTGTAGTTTTGATTTAATTAATGGCATCTATTTCTCCTCTAGTTTCAACTTTTACTTTTTTTGATCTTTCATCAATTGATCTTCTGTACTCTATATGTCTAAGGCGCTTTTCAATTTCATACTTTTTGCCTTTTAAATAATTTAATATTTTTTCCTGAGATTGAATAATTTGTTCTACGTATTTAACTTCAGAATTAAGCTCTATTTCTTCTTCAATACGTTCCCAACTCATTCGACCTCCTCAACGAAACAGACATCTTGCCACGACATGACAAGGAATTTCTCATCCCCGTCCTTAAAATTGTGATATTTCAGGTATTCGTCCTTGTAGTCTTTGGCTAAAGTCCCAAACCAGACCTTATCCCCTACTTTTAGACCCTCAGCCTCAGCTTCATCACCAACTGCTACTACATGCCCAACTGTATCTGCCTCAGCAGTCTGGACATATAAAGTGGACTGTATTCTAGGAATAGGTCTAACAATAATCTTGTCTTTTATGGGTTTCATGGGATTTGCCTCCCACTTAATTTTGGTCTGCCAGGCTTTTTCTTTTCTGCCTGGTCAGTTACTGCTGGGTTCATGACAACACCCAGCTCTAAATTGACTTTGGGCAATGTTATTGTGCTTGGCAATATAGGATTGTGTTCACCACACCAATCTGTGCTATTTCTGTTTTGGAAAGTAGGGTATCTTTTACAAACACCCATGTCCCTAAATCCCTCTTGGGAAAAATACTTACAAGTCTTACAATGTTGAGCAGTCAATTCAAATCCTTATTATTTGGGTTGATTAGAAATACCCCTTAGACCACTAATCTTTGGGGTATTTCGCTTTTTACATGCTGTCTTGGATATGTGGTGTTCTCTCATGAACATAGCACTCAGACTCTCTTGAGCCAGTGTTAAATTCACCAGTTCTGCCATCTACCTTGCCCATGTGGCTCATGTCTCTAGAACCAATGCTGTCAGCCTTGCCCATAGCAATGCCACCATTTAGAGGTCTTTTGATTTCACCAGTGGTATCAGCAGAGTCAGCACCCTTGGGCATCTTTTCTCCAGACATGCCTTTTGTGCCTTTCATGCTGTTTGGTCCAGTCATCTTGTCAAAAGACTTTGGTCCCATCTTCTTTTCACCAGTTGAATCTGATGACTTAGCCCCTTTAGGCTCTTTTTCCATTCCATAATATCCCATTTTTTGTTCCTTGCAAGTTAAAAATTGGAGTCTCAATTATCCCAAATCACTATCTCTTGTCAAGTGAATTTTGTTGTTTTGGATAGCTTTTTTGAGCTTTTGATCTTCCTCCTCCCAGATTATATACATCAAAAAACACCAAACAACAGTGGCAAAAATAGATGCCCCAATGAATAAAAGTGCAGATATTATGAGTGAATCAGCCATTTAAATCCTTTGCCAATTTCTCCAGCTCAGGTCTAAAACCACTGGCATCTACTTCAATTTCCAACAATTTTTTGTATCTTTTGGTCATTAGCTCAATTTCTCTAAGCCTGTAAACAATTTGAATGTCTGGACATTTTTTGTAAAGTGCCTGGAGTTGCAGCTTTCTTTGGGTTAATAGTTCAATCATTTTTATAGGGTCTGGTTGCTTTCAGTTTCTGGGTTGTGCCATCAAATACAAATTCAATATTATGTTTCCCAGTCTTGGAAAACTCCAAATAGTCTCCAGCAACTCCTAATTTAAACACCACATTAGCTGAAACTGCAAAATCAGTCTTTTCTTCGGGTTTTAGCCTATATTCATGTTTTTCATACCACAATGGCTCACCCATATCTTCCCATTGTCCGTTTTTGTCTTTCCATTGAATTTCAGCCCCATCTGCCCATTTTTTAATCAATTCTGAGTGTTTATGTTTCATGTGTTTTTTTCCTTCAATTTAGCTTCTATTGCTTTTGCTAATTTAGTTGGAAAACCTGCGTTTTTTATTACCAAATCAACAATTTGCTCATTAGTTAACCCTACCCATTCTTTAGTTTGTAGTGTAATTGCTTTATTTATTGCATCAACAAGCCATGAAGGTGGAGCTAATTCTGCTGACATTCCATTATTTGCAAGATATGCAGACCATCTACCAATACATTCCCATAAATGAGATACAGGCTCATCCTGCTCTTGCTTTAGTGCTTCCTCTTCCCATTGTTCTTCTGTTTTCATGTGGTCAATTCCTTAAGTTCCTTAATTATTAAATATGCACAAATAAATATAACAAATAGTGCCACTACATTGATTGTGAGTTCAATTAGTATTTCATTCATTCTTGTTTCTTTATTTTTATGGAATTTTCATAAATATCTTTCAATTGCTTTTAGGAGTTTATTTGAATGATATGCCATTAAATCCATCAATCTACCAACTGACTTTACAAAACCTTTGTCCCTTCTGGTCATCTGTCTACGCCATACCCTAATCTTCATTCTTGTCCCCTTTATCCCTCGTAGCTCCAAACATGCACATAAAGCAACACCAAGGAGATATGTAGTACATACACAGACCTATCGTGATTACCAAGATGGCGTTGTAGATATACATACAAATGGTTTCGACAGAGTAGTCAGTAAAAATTATTTCTTCTTTAGTCATTATTATCCTCTGTTAGCAATAATTATTTTCATAGTTTGCTCTTGTGCTTCATACAAAGGCTTTGCACAATCTTTGCATAGTTGAGCATTTAATCCTTGCCAATGAAATGAAAACATTCTGTGTGTTTTTGGAAATTCCATTCCTGGATAATCACTACACTCATAAACTTCTGTATCAAGCGTTTTATTACACACGTCACAAATGTGTTCGTAAGTTAGCTTAATCATTCTTGTCCCCTTGCTCTAATTGCGTCGACACAATAATCAGCACCTTCGCCCATAAATTCGTATCGACCAAGTCCACGAAACCAGTCATCACGCAGTTCTTCACATATCTTTGCACATTCCTCACGTTCGTCTTCAGCAATAGCATCAACTATTGTGCGTACCATGCCTTCACTAAAGTGTTCTAAAAGTATTTGTACCGCTGTATCTTTAATCATATAGCCCTCATCACTCTTTGTTGTTTGCCAGAATTACCTTTCCTAGTCTCGCCAGTAGCCTCTATAAAGCCTTTTCTGAGAAGTGGTGCATATCTAGCAGTGATTGAGCTATATCTATGCTTTGGGAACATATCTAGCACTTCATCAGAAATACATCCTCTTTCCCCAAAAGACTTAATAGCCTCATAGACAATTTCCTCCAGTTTAGTTGTGTCCACAGTCTGAGCTGATGCTTTGGATGTCTCTGGGTCAGTTTTTCTGGCTAACATCTTGGACTCAGTGCCAAAGTGCCTGCTTAATAAACCAGAGCTGTTAAACATTTCATTTATTTGGTCAAAAATCGTAATTTGTTTCATAATTTTTCCTTAATGTAAATATAAATTGGGAGGCTCACATAAAGCAGTGTTTGTACAAGTTTCATTCTCTAAATCCAAGCAAGGCGCTAACCCTTACCACCTCCCAAAACCTTAAAATCCTATGTCATCATCCTTTTTATCAAAGCTAAGTGTTCTCTCCTTTGGAGGATTAATCCATGCCCAGCCAGACCAAGGAGGGTCACAAACTGGGATTGAGTCTATCTTAAGCATGTGTCCTTGTGGTGTGTCAATAATAGACCCAAGCCTATGATATTTGTTCTTTTTGTTGCCATCCTTATCTGTGTATGTGCCAACAATGGTGCTAAGTTCTGAGATTACTTTAGACATTTAAGTTCCTTAATTTATTTACTTTATCTTCTAGCTCTTTTAAAAACTGGATTACTTCAGTCTCTAATTCAGCCAAATATGCTTGATCCAAGTCAACTCTTTTGCAAAAAAGTTGAAGATTCTCAGGCATCCTGGGGTCATAGCTCACAAAGTCACACCAGTTAGTCTGTGTGCAACCCATTTGCCATGTCATTTGGGTAATGTACTTGCTGGGCACTTTGCCAGATAACAAAGTATCAACGTGTGTGGCTGTGTTTGGGCATTTAATCTCCAACAATCCCCCATCAACCAAGCCATCTGGACTTGCACCAGACATTTCAATTCTGGGATGCTGGACAAATCCTACTTGGTTAACCATGCAGTTGTACTTGACCTCATAGCTTGCCCTAGCCAATGGCTCAGTCTCAGTCCCCCACTGCATAGCAGAGTTGCTAAAAGACTCACCAGGCTTGCCTGTAAGCCTTTCACATAGCAATTGAGCCATATAGTTATCTCTGCTTGTGGAATAGCCTGATTTGGTCTTTGCTACTATGTCTGCAACTCTAGATGCTGTGACCTTTCCAAGTCTAGCCTGAAACCATGCTTCTCCCCCTTGCTCCATATCATGCAAATTTTCCATAAAGTTCTTTCCTTTTTAATTTATAAACATTTTCAGCTTCAATTGATGTATCAAATACTCCCAAATGAAGTTGCTTTCCGTAATAACTAATTCTTGCTTGAAATTTTCCATTTGGAGTATTTCTTACACCCATTGGCAAATTAATCTTGCGTTTTCTTTTTTTATGATTCCAAGCATTTTCAATAACTGTTGCTTCTCTTAAATTTTCAATTCTGTCATCAAGAGAATTACCATTTATATGATCTATACAAGGTTTAGGTAATTTTCCATAAACATAAAAAAATATTAATCTTCCTCGTTTATATTTTTTATTGTTTATTTTTATTACCCAATAATCTTTATTTTTTGAATTTTGAGCACATCCAGCTTCAATGCCATTTAATCTTTTATGGTGTTTAGAAACATTTTTCCAAAAAACTTTTCCGTTTTCAGGATAAATATAAAACAAATTTGTAAGTTGATCTTTAGTTAAATTTTCCATTTAATTATTATATCAAACAAACAACCCTTGTTTCCATTATTTAGCCTCCAGTTTTTTCTTCATTTTGTCTTTTACAGCAATTACCTTAAGTTGCCATTGTTTGTCACCATCAGTGGCTGCAATTGCTTTTACAAAGTTTTTTTGCAACTCAGCTAAATCTTGGCTCTGAGCTATTGCCTCTAGCCAATCAACCATTTCAGACTCATTTACATTTGATTTTGGCTCTGGCTTTCTGGATGCCATGTTGCCATCATCATCTTCTGGGGCTATGCCACAGGCACTCATCAGGGAATAGCGCCTTGCATAGGTCAAAGCAGAACCATAACCCTGTG